GCGCTGCTGCTGCACCGACAGGCGCAGGCTGTTGGTTTTGGTCTGCAGCTCAGCCGCCGCCTGCCGGGCCTTTTCAAGTGCGCGGGCCTGCTGCGTGGTGGGGCGCTCCGTGTTTTTAAACTGCACGGCCAGCGCTGCCGCCTCCTGCTTCGCGTCCTTAAGGCTCTGCTGCGTGACGGCCAGCTGCGCGCTGGCCTTGCGAAAGCCGTCAATTTTTCCGGCCTGCGCATCCAGCTCCTTAATGGTTGATTGTGTCTGGCGAATGTCAGACGACAGATTTTTAGCGGCGGTCTGAACGGCTTTGAAGGGGCGCGAGGCTTTGTCTACCGCATTCAGCAGCACCTGCACCTTGAGGTTATTGCTCATCCGGGGTTGCTCCGCTGCGGATAAAGGCTTTATGCCGCCAGTCCATCAGCTCGGCCAGCGGCATGTCGTACATCTCGGAAGGTTGCCAGTGAAATATCGTGGCAATATCGGCCATCAGGTCGTTAACCGTCAGGCCGTGCGGCCAGTCTATTCGTCCGACTTCGACTGCAAAAAACCGATCACCTTTCCGCCCAGCGCAATCAGGTCTACCGGATCAAGGGCATTACACTCGGCCTTTGTCAGCGCTGGCAGGGTAATGCGGGGCAGCACGGTCAGCAGGGCGTCAACATCAGACTGGCACAGGTCGGCCAGGCGCACGCCGCGCAGACTTCCGGCCGTCGGCTTAATCAGCTCCACGCTTTTGATTTCGGTTTCGCCGCGCTTCAGCGGGGTTTCAAACTCAACAACGTTATCTTTCTTTTCCATGATTGTTCTCTGTTCTCTATTCACTGTATTCAGGTAAAGCCAGCGGCGGGCGCTGGCGTCAGGGTTTATACCAGGCCGAGGTTTTTACGGCGCTGCTCAAGACGGTCAACGCCGTTAACCTTCTCCACCATGTTGATGGTGTCGATTTCGATCAGCTCTTTGCCGTTAAAGGTCAGCTTGTAATAGGTGTTTTTACTGGTGATTTTGGTTTCGGTGTCTTCACCCTGTTTGGCTTCGCCGAAATCAAACGACTGATGCTTACCGCGCACCTCAATCTCTACCGCGATTTCCTCGCCGGTATCGTCGCGCTGGTAAGAGCCGGTAAAGCGCAGGGGAATGTCAGACGCACCCCACTGCGTGAGTACCAGCTCATCAATACCGCCGATGCTCCATTCAACATCGAGCGCGTCATCTTCCAGACCGTTATCAATGAAGGCTGCGCCGCTCATGCCGCCCGCGCGAAACGGGTCGAGCTTGCGTGCCAGCTTCGGCAGGGTCACGGCGGTGACGATGCCCTGATAGCTGTTGGCGTTATTAAAAAGGTTCATGCCCTTTAGTTTGCGTGGCAGTGCCATTTATCCGGCTCCTCAGCTGTTCACGGATGCGGCGAAGTTCGCCAGATAGGTGTCGGTAATGCGCTGGCGAAGGGTTAAATCTTCCAGCGGCGGAACCGGCGTGTAGTCGTAATCAATAAAGAGCTTGCCCGCCTTCAGGGTGTCTTTATCGTTGGCGCTTTCGTCATACCAGGCTGATGCTCCCAGCAGATAACCGGCGTTAACCAGCTCGCGGAATTTCGCATTGATGCCCGCGATAATCTCGCGCACCAGAACCGGCGTCAGCGGCTTATCAACTGCCCACATGTGCGCCTCGGCCATCGTGTCGGCCAGCACCTGCGCAGTGCGGGTGTAGTTCTCAAACTGAAACAGCGGGTCATCGCTGCAGGTGCGGTTGCCCCAGAAGCGGAAACCGTCTTTACGGATCAGCGTGGTGACGTCGGCCTCGTTGAGCAGGTCGGCGTCGGTGCCGGTCTGCTGCAGATCCCAGAACACCGATGCGGAAATACCGGTCACGCCGTTTACGCCGACGTTAGACAGGGTTTTATGCCAGCCTGTGTCATTGTCGATTTTGGCGCGCAGGCCCAGCGCACGGGCAGTGGCATAGGCCGTGTCGGATTTACTGGTCGCGGTGTTCCACGCAAGGAAATCAGGCCAGATAACCATCAATTCACGCTGGCTAAAGTTCTGGCGATACAGGCGGGCTTCGGAAATGGTTTTACATTCCCACGCTGAAACGTAGGCGAAGGCGCGCAGCTGCTGCGCAATGCTGGCAAGCGCGGTTGCCACCGCCAGTGAGTCCAGCCCCGGCACGCCGAGAATACGCGGCTTAACATCGAGCTGGGTCTGCGCGGCGAGCAGCGCTTTCATGCCGGTATACTGGCCGTTTTCATCCGTGCCGCCGATGATATTGGACGTGGTTTCGGCTTCGTCGGCACCTTCAGCCACGCGCACGACGACGGTCACGGGTTTGGACTGGTCAGCAATGGCCTGCAGCGCAGCGGCAAGCGTGCCTTTCTTACCGGCCTTACCGACAGCGGCCTGCACGTTAGTGATAAGTACCGGCGTATTGAGCGGGAAAGTTGCCGCATCCGCATCCTGCGCGGTGCAGACCATGCCCACGATTGCGGTTGATACGGTTGTAATGGTGCGCGTGCCGTCGTTAACTTCGACGACGCGGACACCATGATGATAATCAGACATCTGATGCACTCCGTTTTGAGGGTGTGCTCAGGGTGTCAGGTCAGGTTTTGCAGTGCATCTGATGGGGGTTTGCTGGTCAGTCAGCAGACAGAATTAATAATCTGGCGCTGCCTGTCGGCCGGTATGTACCGGTAAAGGGTTTTTACTGATACCTCCAGCACAAGGGCAATCTGCTGCAGTGTTGCGCCGTTCGCCAGCATCCTTTCAGCGCGGCCGATAACGTCCGGCGTCATTACGCGACGTCTGCCGCCGATGCGCCCTTTATCCCGCGCAGCGGCCAGCCCGGCGCGCGTGCGCTCTATTATCAGCTCGCGTTCCATCTCAGCCAGCGCACCCATGACGTGAAAGAAAAACCGGCCCATCGGCGTGCTGGTATCAATGCTGTCGGTCAGGCTGCGGAAGTTAACGCCACGCTCGCGCAGCTCCTCCGTCAGCATGACCAGATGGCGCATACTCCTGCCGAGCCGGTCGAGCTTCCACACGATCAGCGTGTCGCCGGGCTGCAGGCAGCGCAGCGCCTTTTTCAGTCCCGGCCTTTCACTCGTTTTACCGCTTATCCTGTCCTCGAAAATCAGCTCACATTCTGCGCTCTGTAACGCAACCCGCTGTAAATCCGTGTTCTGGTCATTTGTTGATACCCGAATGTAACCAATCAGCACCCTGATCTCTCCGCAAATGGCCGCAAGTGTGCCAGTGCGGCCCGGCGCAGGGCCAGGCGTTTGTTTCTCATAAACCTCGGTTTAGGCGACGCGGCAAAAAAGACCGTCGGTAATGGCACTGGTCAACTGCCTGATATGAGTTTCTTCTCAATCGTGAAGAGTGGAAATGGGTACTGTAAATTTCCGAACGGTCTGATCCTGCAATGGGGGAGTGGCAGTTTTGCACAGCAGACAACCACGACAGTTACGCTTCCAGTGTCGTTTCCAAACGCCGGATTTTCACTTGTTGCTAATAAGGGGTCTTCACTTCCGCTTAAAGGAGAATACGCAGTAGGTGTTCAGTATCGCGATAAATCATCTTTTTCTCTTACAAACACCGGCCCGGATACTACTCAACAGGGTGTCTGGTGGATAGCTTTAGGAATTTAAATGAAAAAATATTCGCCCTCAAATAATGCCTTTTATGATACCGCTATTAATCGGGAGATCCCCGATGATGCGATTGATATTACCGAAAAGGCATGGACTGATTTACTTGCCGGGCAGGCAAAAGGAAAGCTGATTGCCTGCGGTACTGACCTGCGGCCCTGCCTGACTGAACAGCCGCTGCCGACAGCAGATGAACTGACCAGCCAAGCAGAAGATAAGCGCAGTAGGCTGAGAGCTCAGGCCGACACGGTCATACAGCCCTTGCAGGACGCGAGCGATTTAGAGATAGCCAGCGAAGATGAGTCAAGACAGCTTATCGCCTGGAAGAAATACCGCGTTATGTTGATGCGGATAAGCACGGAAGACACTAAAAATATCATCTGGCCTGAAAAGCCCACACAATAACTTCCTCCGGGCTTTATTGAAATAACTCAGGATGAAGACTGTGTAAAAATGCGAACTCATGCTTGGTGATGAGTTAGGGGAAATAATTTGCCTGAAGCCATTGGTGCTCATCTGACTCAATGGCTAAAGGCAAATATCCTTACTTCTAAACCTGTCTAATCGTTTTATCAATTACTGGTTTATCAATCAGCCAAACCGGATTTAGTTTCTGTATTGGTCTCGGACATTGTGTATTTTTCCACAATGTCGTTTTTGAAGAGGATAACCAGTTGTTTAACGTGCGCTTTTGAGCCGTTATGGAATAATCCATAAAACGGGATGAAAGTACTGCCGCTTAGCTTCACGTTAGCTAAAGAATAGGTCCAGATTTCGTTACCTCCATCAGTAAAACTAACACCCATTGGATCACCAAATTGTTTTTTTACCTGCTGCTTGGTGGTGACGCCTTTTTGAATCTTCGATTGGACTGTCAGCTGATTTTCTTTTTGTAATGCGCGATTGCCAGATGATGCACATCCCGCCAGAAGTAATGCTAAAACCACAACAGCAAGAGCCTTTTTCATTTAGTTATTTTCCTGTAGAAAAACTCAAATTATTTATCATCTATCACGATAAGATAACAACTTATCTTAATTCGGCTTGTTGGGCCATTCAATACTTGATGCTTTACCGGGATCAATTCGACTGAGAGCCACCCGATATCGTTTCCACTCTGCAAGTCGCGTGATCTCCTCATCTGTCGCAATACTTATATCAACAGCATCCTGCAGCGGCGCAATGATCCGGTTTGCCTCATCCATTTCAGCCGCAAGCCTGCTGCTGGAAATCAGTACCGCGTTCTCTGTCTCTGTAACCGGGGCGCTAAACACGCCGTCGCTGTACTGATAATTTACATCAGGCTGTTCGGGCAGCGCGGTGATATCCACCCATATCAGCGACGGATGATAAAGTTTTTCAGGCTTTACATTTAACGTGACAATTTCCGCGACGCGCTGATTTTCAATCCTGGCATAAGTTTTCATTAGCTGAATTCCTCAATATAAATAACACCGTCTGAACCGTAACTGCCAATGAAGGGATCGGAGCGGGTAGAGCCGCTACCGCCAGCGCCAAAGGTGTTTCTTTTGCCGGTTACTGTTCCTTCCCCGCTTCGGAAGCCGCCGCCCCAGTAACTCACGCCGCCATCACCAGAGCCGCCACGGTAGGGATTTGTGCCGGTCGAGATAAGGCCTGGCG